AGCAGTGATGACAACCATACAAATCGCAATCCGCAACGTGTACGGCGCGGACCGTATCTACCCGACGAATGATGCCGGTTGCACACTGGCACGCATCGCGGGCACGAAGACGCTGACGCTTGAGAATCTGACCGATGCAAAGAGACTCGGACACACGGTGACGTGCATCTCTGAGCCGTCGACGATGGCCGAACAGGCTTGCGCCGCACTGGGCGCGAACTGACAGATACATACATTCACTCATAGGGCAAATGAACCATGACACACACGACACGATACGCGGCGATTCTGACCACGGCCGCGCGCACAATCACGACATACCGCGTGCGCGCTGGATCTCTCACGCGCATGTATTACACCGAATACCACGCTGACCAGATGGCGCGAGCGCTGCGTCTCAATGGCATGACAGTAGCCATTGACACTGTGCGGCTGCCGAATGACGCGTTAACCGCGCTGACGGTGCAATCATGAGTAAGCCGGACAACCTTACCGACTACGCGCGCGCCGGATATGACGGCGCCGAGAATCCACACTTGTGGTCTAGTGCGTGCTGGTACGCGCATTCATTCGGCCGATACATGCACGACACTGGGCGCCCAATTCCTACCGATGTCCGCATGTCGCGCGGCCAGTCGATACGGTGCCGTGATATGCGTTTCAGCTTCAAACACAACGGGACGGCGCTGGCCTTCACGCGCGAATATTAAACGCATCGCAGGACACTTGCGCACGCTGGCAAGTGTCCGACAATGCGAAACCTCGCAGAATCACAGACTAAAGGACTGGATACACCATGAACACATTTAACGTTGAGTACACGGACACGTTTGGCGGCGAAGCGAACTATTGTTGGGTACGCCGTGCGACTGTCACCATGCCGGAACTGACGCATTACGGTTATACCGGGGGCACGGATGGCAGCTACGGCAAAGCGAATCGTACATTCCAGCGCGAGTTAATGCGCAAGGCCAAGGCGGCCATGGGACTGACCGGCAAGCGTGGCGTCACGTCCGACATTGGGGGCGATACGGAATTTCGGCCCTACGGTATCTGCACCGTGATGTTTGTCAGCCATGCGGAAGATGCGCCATGATGAACCCAGACAGAATCGCCTACGCGCAAGCGCGGGCTAACGCCACGCGTCGCGCCTACATCATAACCAGCTTTCCGCCGGATAACGGCAAGGTATGGCTGGACTGCGCTTGGAATCGCCGCGTGATGACAGAGCTAAACGAAACCGTAGCGTACCGCGCGACCCCGGAGGTGCAATCATGAAATGCGATCACTGCGAAATGCTCTCAATCAACGGCATCCGTGCCATGAGCACGGATGCCTACTTTGGAGAATAGCCATGGCCGATGTCACGTACAAAGTGTTCAGCCGTTCCGCTACCAGTTTCGAATCGTTCGCGACAGCGCGTAAGACAACGAAACGGCGCGGCTTGACCATCCAGCAAGCGCGCGAAATGTGCGCCAGCTATAACAACAATCGAACGTCAGCGCAGGTACGCGCCGGTACCAAGTACGAATTTACTACGGAGTGACGCATTGCAGGGCGCATCGGCAAACGGTGCGCCCGACAATGTGCCAATTCCGGCGCAGATCATAGGGGTAAGGGACCATGACATATCTACGTAGTGCCGCAACCGTTCAGTTGCAATTCTGGGATGCTCGCAAACGCGCCTACGCTCCCGCCAGTTGCTGCGAACCTATCGACAGCAAAGCGGGCCGCGGGCTGGCGGACATCGGCCGTGCGTCTGGGGAGCGCTCATGGCGCGTGGCGAAGTCTGATAGGCCGCTCAAGCCAAAGTACACGCGCCCGCACCCGAACTGCCAGCGCACAGTCGCTGACATTCAGGCCGATTACCTGCGCTGGGCACAGTCGAAGGGTCTGCCAGTTGTCCACGCGTACAGCGAAAAACCGCCGCGCAATGTGGTGGAACAGACCACGTATCACCGGGTTAAGGCAGTCACAAAGCCTATTTTTACTGGGCAAATCGACTACATGACGCAAGCGGATCATTTCGCCGTAGAAGAGTCGCAGGATATTCCGCCAGTGCCTGAGTATGTCGATACCTGCATCGAGCATGCTTACGGTACATCGGTGCGTCTGTCGCACCAGGTGCGCGTGTTCTAGCACGCACTACAGGGGGCATTCTCGCGAGTGCCCCCGATAGTGCGGCGCTTTGCCGTTTACTTGGGGTAGATCATGAAACTATCGACACGCATTCGCTGGCGCGCGGCCGGTTCACTGGCTGACGCAATGGTCTGCGACCTGCAGCAGCGGATTGCGGCATGGTGCGAGCGCAAATTGCAGGCAGCGCACGAATCGCGCCACGTGCGCAAACAGTTCCTAGTTGTCTACACGGACGCCAGTGACCGGGCGAAGGTGCGCGCATGCGGCGATGTCGCCTTAATTACAGAAGAGGTGGCGCAGGAGCGCGCGGCGATCCGCCAGGCACATACGCCAATTCGTGGCCGCAAATATTCGTATCGTGAGGTGCAACCGTGAAAATCATTCTCCGCCCCATGTTTTGGGGAGACCATCGCACGCTCGCGCAACACGCGGCGCACGATGCAGTCGAAGTGAAGCGCTGGCGGTTACGCGTTGAGCGCAATCAAGCGCGCCGGCAGGCGCTGGCAGCCGCGACAGCTCGCGCCACGCGGCCGGTCTACGTGCGCATGGGTGCTTTGTGAATGCGCCGCGTGGGGTAGTTATCTGGGGAGGTCTGCGTGCCGAATTGTGGGCGTGGGTCAAGCGCGTACTGCGCTTGGGGAGGTCCCGTGCAAAGACGTGACTACCTGCTGCTGTCCAGAACGATTTCCGCAGCCCGCTTGGCAATCCTGAGAGTTATGCCTATCAACTGGGAAAAGGCGGCCGGCTGCGATGTCATCACACGGGCGATTGCCGAAGCGATCTATTCTGAAAACAAGGCATTTGATCGCCACCGATTCTTGCAGGACTGCGGCATATTGCTTGGGGAGGGACCAGAGCGCCCGCTGCAATAGCTTGGGGTAGTTTGGGGAGGTCAGTCATCGTCTTGGGGCGGCAGCGGTGGCAACGGAATAAGCCCCTGCTTGGGGAGCTTGCGTGTTCCCGGAATGGGCCTCCAAAGATTAACCTTGTGATTGTTTCGCTTGCCTTGAACTGGAAACCATTTCAATGCGCGCAAGCATTTTGCCACGCGCTTTGAATCCTTGTCCTCCATGACGGTGCGCCCAATCATGCGACCAAAGTCATCGCGTCGAACGAACACGCCTTCAAACACTTCAAGGGCGGTTACGTCCTCCATGCCCTCAATGAAACTTTCAATACGCTCTTGGTAATCGTCCTGTTGTACGCGGCTTAGTTGTTCTTCCTCCGTCTGCTCTGGCATCACGTGCCATGTCTCGCCGGCCTTATATTGGGCCATGGCCTCGGCGAATAATTGCTGCCGGTGAATTTTCAGTCCTTCAACGTCCAATTCGTTACAGCTCACCGACCAGAAACGCCGAATACCAAACGTGTCGTGCAGATAATCAAGCCGCCGTTCGGTTGATCCGGCGAATACGCAACGCCTCGGGTGATTGCTGGCCAGCCGATCCCATGGGGTGCGATAGCGGTCATCGCGGTTTGTGATTTCTGCCAAAATGTGAAGGTGGTCCGCATTCGCAAGTGCGCGCAGGTCCGCGAGTTCAATCAACCAGTTAGACTGGATAGATTCAATGAATTCTTTAGACCCGAAACGCTGGTTGAGCGTAGCGAACCACGGCTCCCCCAGTGCGCGCAGAATCGCGGATTTACCGCGGCCCATGACGCCCTCCAGGATCAGCATATGATCTACCTGGCAGCCTGGGCGCACAGCCCGAGCTACCATGGATATTAGCCAATTGCGCCCGGCCGCTCGATGGTGCGCATCATTGGGAGCGCCCATATAATCCGCTAGCCAGTCTTCGATTCGATTGGTGCCATCCCACGGCACTGACTCAATCCATTCGATGACTGAGTTTTTCTTGTGCTGCGTGGCGTACATCAACACGCCTTCATCGATCAGACGCTTTGTGAATTTGGACAACTGCAGCGCCGTCTGTACCCAATAGAGCAACACTCGAGAATCAGAGTCGATCCACGGTCGCTCGTCGCCGTTGAGAGTGTGACGCACCTCTTCGCGGAAGGTATCGAACCAGATCTTGCCGGCGAAATTGGGATGTTTGGCCAAAATCGATACAACATTGGCCTCCATGGGGAAAGGGGGACCATTTCCGCCGCGCGCCAGCCCCAGTCGCTCCCACTGTGAGAACGCAGACTCATCAACCTGGCCGTCAGGCTGGACGGTATCGCCCTCAGCCCGCTGCGGTTGCGCGCGGGTGATGCGTTTGGGCTCGACAGGATCCGGGCCCTTCGCCGCCTCATCCGGGACAGCCGCGGCGACCGTGACCGCGTGTTTGCCAATAAAGTCCGCCAGATCCACCAAGGCGAGCAGCGCGTCCGCGCAGTCCCATCCCTCGGGGACGGTCTTGGGGATGTTGAGGATGCGCAGAGAGGCGACTTTGCCCTGGAGCTTGCTGGCGATCGCGGCCGCGGCGAGCCGGCCGGGCTCATCGGCGTCAGGCCAGATCGTCACGTCCCGACCGTGCAGGGGGGTAAAGTCGGTCTTGGAGGTCGCGTTGGCGCCTCCGGACCAGGTCGTGACGCAATAGGACGGCGCCAGTACCGAGAACGCCACGTCTGCGCAGCCTTCGCCCTCTACTACCAGAACGGGCGCTGCGGGCCGCGCAATGAGGTCCCGCAGCATATAAAGGGGGCGGGGCGAGGGGTAATGCTTGAACGACCAGGAACCATTGCGCCAGGTGAAGGGGCGGATTTCCTTTGGCGCCCCATCGGGCTTGTACCTGGCGACGATGAACAGGGGCCCAGCCTCGCCAGGCCCGAAATAGGCGTGGGTCGCCACGGGGCGCAGACCATTGAGGGAAGGAATCTCGGGGAAGTCCAGGGGAGCCGGCGTCGCGGGCCGTTCCGCCGTGGGCTTGGCGTGGCCATTCGCCTTGCCTGGCGTTGCATCGGGCTCGAGCTCGCGGGCGGCATCGACTTGGGATAGGCCGTGAATGGCGGCGAAGAGGGCCACCAAATCCCCACCCTTGACATCTGCTGCAAAATCTGCAAACAGCCCCGTCACTTTATTGACGCTGAAGGATGAGCCTGCGCCGCCTTGGACCGATCCAGCGACATATTCGTTCCCGCGCCATTTGCCGCCAGGGATCCACTGCGGGATCAAAGTTTCGGCTGATGCCAGCAACCGGGCTCCGATCCCGTCAAAATCAATCGACACCGCGCGTCAGCCTTCGCGCGGCGTCGCACGCTCAAACATAGGCTCAAGCGCTGACTGTAGATCCTTATAACTGGGGTCGGCGGGAAGTTCCGCACCGGACTGAATGAGTTGGAAAATCAACCACGCCCTGAATTGGCGGCGATTCTTGATCACCGGCTGATGCGGTGATGGTGGGCAGTACGTGTGTGGCAATTGAGGCTCCCTGGCACCCTGTGTAGGTAAAAATGCGGCATGCACAGGGAGATTGAGGGTTTGGAATTTCGGGGAAGAGCTTACTTTCCCCTAGCCGCGCCCCGACAATAACGCCAAGTTTCATGTAGGCGCAACACCTACACGTCACAATCCCGCAATTATTCGCTTTGCCTCATCTGTTGAGTACGCAACGCCCGCCCGTCCGCCCGCCTTGACAACCGCATCAATGAAGGATAGCTGCGCGGGTGTGGGTTTGTTCGGCAGAACCTTGACTTCGCAACCGATGAACAGGGCGACCCTTTGGCCGACCATCTCAGGAGTGATTGTGATGGAGGTCCAGCCGGCAGTGTCTGAGAATCCTTCGGGCGCGAGCTTGATCGGATAATAATGCGCCAAGGTGAGAAGTTGCGCCGTCCGCTTGACGATGACGCCGGCCCAGACGCGGCCGGCATTGAGACGAAACAACCGAGTATCGGGCCCACGAGACGCCTCGAGCAAAATCTTCGCGACAAGATGCGACTCACTCAAGGCGCCGGCCTATAGACATGGGCCACGTGAGTGTGCCACCTTGCCGCCAAGCCAACATGGAGTTGATCATGATCGCAACACTGCTGACTGTATTTATTGCGCTGTGCATTATCGGCGTTATCCTGTGGGGTATCGGGCAGATTCCCGGCATTGCGCCCATCGTCAAAACCGTGGTCTACGTCATCGTCGCAGTCATTTGCCTGCTATGGCTTCTTTCGTTTGTTGGCGGTGGCGCCGGCGGTTGGGGCACTCTCCATGGCGGTAGACTCAACTAACTGACCGGCAGAAACGCGTTGGTGATCCGCACCATTGCGTGACGCCATAGCGGCCGCAACCTTACGAAGTCGCCCTCACAGGCCGCACAGCAGCCGCGTGGACTGACCTTTGGCGTCTCTGAACGGCAGCATTCGCACAGTCTGCATGTGCGGATCGGTGCCATGCTTATCCGGTTATTGCCCATCAGAACGCGTTTTTCAGGTGTGCTCATTCGCGTTGATGGCTAGAGTCAGCACTTAGTGCTGGCAAGTTTGGGCACCTCGAAACTGGACCGGAATTGCCTATATGGCGGCGGAAATTCTCGCGGCTCGCTCAAATCACGCTTTGCGTTCCAGCGATGGGTGCCCATGCGGCTCATATCGGGCTCCCGTTGCCGTCGACAGAATGCCGCTCAACTGTGGCCATCGCGAATCTTCCAGTTTCGGTTCGCCCATAACGCCACTTTTCAGCCATGTTTTCAGCATGAGTGCCCAAGAATAGGTGCGACGGCTCAATGCAGCGTCTATTGTCGCAACGGTGCAGGACAAACAATCCGGCAGGAATCGCACCATTCACCGCGGCGAACATTGCTCGGTGCCCAGATTCAATCGTTCCGTGATGCTCGAAGCGCGGATACCCACTATTGGCGACGCGCCCATTCCAAATCAGGCAGCCCGATTGCTCATCCTTGACACAACGAGCCCTCATCCTATCCTCGAAAGAACCCAGATCGGGACGAGCGTGATTTACCTTCTGATAGCAGGGGCGGCTGCAGTATTTTCGCTGCTTCCAAATGCTCGCCTGCTGGATCTTGCCATTCGGTCGGCGCCCTCGTGTGAACGCCTTTCCGCATGTCAAACAATTCTTGGCTGGCAACTCAACCGGCTTAGGTCCTGTTTTGCCGGGCCACTGGTTAGGGTTCGATTCCATTGTCATTTCAGCCTCGGCCCGCGCGCCCTCAAAGAGTGATCCAGCGTAACGATAGGTCACTCCGGACGCGCGGGCTTTGGGTTCGGTTACGCAGTCGCAGCCGGCGTGGCCGCCTTCACTGCCGTATCGATACTCTGGATGCTCGTCAGCACGCCAGACAGATCAACGGTCGGGTTGGCCGCCTGAATGGCCGCAATCTCGGCCGTCACGGCAGTCGTTTCAGCAGTCACGTCAGCCGCCAAAGTGGCGAGCGCCGCGTTTACGTCGTCTAACTGAGTCATGATTTTTCCTAGTGAGTGAACTACAAAACTTTCAAAGGCATCTCTACGTTTGCGCCAAAACATTCTATGCACCTGTTTGCGAGGACGCCTGTTTCTTGGCGAGCCTAGCAGCAAAAACTTTCTCTGCCCACCCCGGCTTGTAATTTTTCCTCTTGGCGAAGGCCCGCAATGATTCAAGCGTCTGTGCGTTGTGGCGGTCCCAGCCGTCAGATTTTCGCTCCTGCCGCCGCTGATATTCCTCGACCGTCAGTTCCGCCAGTTCTCCGTCCAATTCCCGAATCGTGCGCGACTCCACCGCAAACACATGTCCGCACGGTGCCGGGCACTCGCGTGTCGCACTGGGCAACGCTCGCCAGCAGGAGGGGCAGACGCGGACTGATGGGGCCTTGGGTTTTTTCTTGCGGTCTTCGCCGTCGAGGGACCATTGGCGAGGGGTGTCCGGCAGCCCGTGCAACATGGCGTTGTTAACATGGTCGAGAAGTATGGCGTGCGATTTTCCTTCACATGGGCGCAGGATCCGGCCGATCTGTTGCAAATACAGTCCAACCGATTGCGTCGGCCGTAGGAATATTCCGCAGTGAGCGCCCGGTACATCGAATCCTTCCGACAGTACTTCGCAGGATGTAATGATCTTGATCGCGCCACGCCTAAAATCCGCAACGATTCCGCGACGTATCTCCCGATCCATTGCGCCGTTGAGCGTGACGGCCGAATAACCGGCATCGCGAAACTGCACAGCAACATCTGTGGCGTGCTTGACCGATGTACAAAATATCAGCGCCGGCAGATTGTCCGCGTGCTTGCGATAGTGATCGAGGGCTCGCCCAGTAATCGCGGGCTTATTCATCAGCGCCTCAGTCTCGCTGGTGATGAATTCAGCGGCCCGCGTATGGAGCGCATCAGTCTTGACTGTAGGCGGCGCGAACAATCGGTACTTCGCTAGATATCCTTGGTCCATCAGCTCGCGCATCGACGGGCCGAGAATCATATCATCGAACAGTTTGCCAAGCCCTTCGCCAGACTGACGGATCGGAGTTGCCGTGACGGCGAGTACTTTGGCATTAGGGTACGCGTCCAGGATGGCTTCATAAGTCGCAGCTCTGGCGTGGTGTGCTTCGTCGACCACTATTAACCCTGGCTGCGGTATAGTATCCAATCGCCTGACCAATGTCTGAACGCTCGCGATCATTGTCTGCCGCAGTTCCTTGGCGTAGCCGCCAGCAATGAAACCGTGTTCCGTTCCGGTGTCAGTTAAGGCACCCGATATTTGGTCTAGTAGTTCGATGCGATGGCATAGGATCAATACGCGATGGCCTTTCGCCGCTGCCCCGGCAGTAATGTGGGCGAACATAACGGTCTTGCCGGCTCCCGTGGGCAACACATAAAGCGGCCGTTTCTTCTGTCGGCGCCCGAATGCTTCGCGGATACGCAATACATCATTCAGTTGGTATGGACGAAGATGGATCATTGGTGGCGCAAACGCTCTTGGAATTCAGCCAGCGTCTCGTCGCGAAGGCTCCAAATGAGAAACAGCATCAGAACCGAGGCACCGATCCAATGATGCGTCGAATACAGCGCCACGATGCCTATGAGAAACGCGGTTTGATTGCTCACCGTAATGCCCCCGCCGAACACTTCAGCGCCCTGGCTATATCTCGCATCCGCCAAGCACGCGGGGTACGCTCCAAGGCCTCCCATTTCCTTACTGTAATCTCTGCGACGCCCAGCCGCATCGCCAGTTGTAATTGTGTAAGGCGTGCGCGCTCGCGCAATGATTTGAGTTTTTTCATGGCGATACAGTACACCGATACCGATCGTGCTTGCAACCAGTTGACGTGACCGATACTTTTCCGATACTCTCCACTTCGCCAATTATTTAACCCGCTTCCTCTGGAGTTCCTATGTCCGCTACCAAAGCCCCCGGTACAAGACTCTACGTCATCATCGAAACGACCGCAGCCACAGAGGATGAGCCCGGCCAGACGCGTCCCGTTGCGCTGATCCGTACCACCACACCCGCCGCCGCTCTCAAGCATTTCGTCACCCCGAAGTACGAGTCACGCTTTGCCGAGCAGGCCGACCTGTATGCCTGCGCCAAGGCGGACATCGAGCCGGTGGACGCGAGTGATGCGGAGTAACTGAGATGACCATACAGATAAACGAAGAACTGGCCCGCAAAGTCCTTACCGTCGTTGATGCAGGACTCGTCAATGGCATCGGAGAACCGACTCCCGGCAAGATGTGCGTCGAGGCTGCCGTGAACTATGCAATGGGCGCACCTCACGGGGATCAGCCGGCATGTGTGTCTGAGTCGCTGCGGCGCTTGAAGATCAAGCTTAATGATTCCAAGTGGTCATCCAATCAGGCGCGTACCAATGGTTTGCGTCGGCTCGCGATTGCGCAGCTCGGCAGCGCTGGCGTATTGGATGAGATCCAGTTCGCCAAGCGAGTTTCGACACTGGCCATTCAGGTATGTGTTCCCGAAGCATTGCGTGCAGAAGCCAAGATCCAGAAGAATGGCAAGCATCAGTTTGAACTGCTGCGGATGGCTTCTCTGTGCGAATCCGATCCGACGCGCGCGAACGCAGTGAGCGCGAGAGATATCGCCGCCGCCGCCGCCGCCGCCGCCGCCGCCGCCGACGCCGCATCGGCTCGCGACAAGTCGCTCGCCGCTTTCTGCGAAAGAGTTGTCGAGATTCTCATCGACATGAAAGCGCCAGGGTGCGAGTTCATGTGGCTCACGGAGGCGTCATGATCCACTTACTCATCAACCGCCCCGCTGGTCCCTTCACGCTGCTGCGCGACGTGCCGGCAGGTTGCTGCCCAGTCGTGGCGGATCACGGCGCAACGCTAGGCGAACGCGCTCTTGCAGTCCTGCGTCAGATTGGGGACTCAAGCGCATTCATCCCGGCCGGCATTGAGCATGAAATGTTAAACGTGCTGGAGGATTCGTTGCCGTGAAACTCGCCGCCATCCTCTTCCTTATATGGGCCATCGTCGTCGTGGCGCTCATTTGGTTCGGATGCAAAGTGCATACGTTTCGGAAGAGGCGCGGATCGTTGCCGCAGGACGAATCTGAATATAATTGGGATGAATAACATGCACGCTAGACTCCTAGACTGCACGCCCGCTCAGTACCACGCCGACCCGACTGGTGGGATCGCTCTTTCCAGTTCCATCGCCAAGATTCTTCTGGACCGCTCCTCGCTGCACGCCTGGTACGCGCACCCGAAGCTGGGGGCAGGTCCGCACGAAGCCACTGCGGCGATGAATCGTGGGTCGATTATTCATAAGCTCTTGCTCGGTAAGGGCGCTGAAATCGCGATCATCAATCACGATGATTACCGCAAGACAGCCGCCAAGGAAGAACGCGACGCGGCGCTGAACGCCGGCCGTATCCCTATCAAAATTGGCGACTATGCGGAAATCTCAAGCGCTGCGGAGGCGATACGCGCGCGCCTTAATGATCTTGGCTTCGACCTGGGTGCCATGGGGTCGCTCGTCGAACAGGCTATCGAATGGGATGAGGAAGGCCAGCACGGTCCCGTCAGGTGCCGTGCAATGATGGACTGGGTCAACGTCGCCAGCGGCCAGATCCTGGACGTGAAGTCTATCGAGGACGGCAGCGAAGAGTCCGCAGCGCGGGCCGTGTTCCGGTACGGATATCACCTCCAGTCGGCCGCCTATCGGTCAGCGCTGGATACGCTGCGGACCGAACATGGCCTTGACGGCGCGTCGACATTCACATTTCTATTCTGCGAACTGGAGCCACCCTACGGCGTTCTGCCGGCTAAGTTGTCAGGTGCGTTTCAGGAGATTGGCCAGTCACGATGGCGCGCCGCCGTGCGTAAGTGGGAACACTGTTTGATCAACAACGACTTTCCGGGGTACGCGCGCGAGACCGTGCGGTTGGAGCCGCCGGGGTGGGCACTCAGTCAGATGATGGGGGAAGAAGCATGAAATTGTGTATCGATTGCAAACATTATAGTGCGTCTCTTGCCATGGATACTGATACTGATACGTATGGGAAGTGTCTGCGCAGTCAGGGAATGAGCCCGGTCACCGGCAAGATGCTCATCATGGACACGCTGGTATATTGTCAGTCTATTCGTCGCAGCGATGAATCGACGCGGTGCGGGCCGACTGCACGATATTTCGAGGCGAAGGAGGTTGCCGGTGCGTGAGATTCAGCTATCGCGCGGCAAAATCGCAATCGTCGATGACGAGGATTATGAGCGCGTCTCGGCGTTCAAGTGGTACGCGTACAAGCATCGGCGCACGGATTTATGGTATGCCGCAAGAACGGTGAAGAAGGGCGGGAAGAAGATCAGCGTGCCAATGCACAGGTTCGTCATTGGCGCATCTCCGGAATTTGAGGTGGATCACCGTGATGGTGATGGTCTGAACAACCGTCGTGGAAATTTGCGCGAAGCAACACGCCGACAAAATGCACAAAACGCCAGACATACAGCGCGCGGCACTAAAACCAGTCCCTACCACGGCGTGTCAATAGATAAATCTGGAAAATATCTGGTGGTCATCGTTGCCGGTGAGCTAAAAAACGGCTCTGGTAAGCAAATGTACATTGGACGCTACCGCGATGAAATAGAGGCCGCGCGCGCCTATGACCGTGCAGCCATCAAACATTTTGGCGAATTTGCCAAAACGAATTTTCCAGTCTCCGAATATGAAGGTCAGAGTCTGGAAATAGTTCGGCCGCCGCGCGCTACCCGTAGGGGCGCTTCAAACCCTCGCGCAAAACTTACGGAAGCCGACGTTATCCGCATTCGATCCTTGGTCGCAGACGGCCATCCGCAATCTCCGCTTGCGCTAGAATATGGCGTAGACAAAGCCTTGATTGGGAGAATAGTGCACCGCAAATCGTGGAAACACATATGACGCGCGCTTTTGAAGACAGCCCTGCAGTTCGCCGTGCGGTTCCGCTCCTAATAGGTCTAGTAGCCCCCAGCGGCGGCGGCAAGACTCGCGGCGCGCTTCGATTGGCTGCCGGCATTCAGCGCGTGATGCCTGGTCCGGTATTCTGCATCGACACCGAGGCTAATCGCGCGCTGCACTACGCGGATTTCCACGACTTCCGGCATGTTCCATTCGGCGCCCCATTCGATGCGTTGTCATATCTGGCCGCTGTTCAATACTGCGTGAGCAAAGGCGCGCGTACGGTCATCATCGATTCCGCTAGCCACATGCACGAAGGCCCTGGTGGCACCCTTGAGATGCACGAGGCGGAATGTGAGCGGCTGATGCAGTTGTGGAGCAAGAATGGCCAGCCGGCGTCGCGCGACCGGGTGCAGATGTCAGCGTGGCAGAAGCCGAAGCAGGAACTGCGCAAGTTCTTGAACACAGTGCTGCAGATGCAGGTGAACACGATCTGGTGTTTCCGCGCCAAGGATAAGATGAAGATCATTCCCGGCCAGCAGCCAAAAGCGCTCGGCTTCATGCCAATCGCTGGGGACGAGATGATTTATGAGATGACGCTCAATTGCCTGATGTATCCGAACAGCGGCGGCATACCTTCGTGGCATCCGGAGGAAATGGGCGAGCGCGCGATTATCAAACTACCGCAGCAGTTTGCGGCGATTTTCGACAAACCGAAGCCGCTCGATGAGGATATCGGTGAAGCGCTAGCAAGGTGGGCCGCCGGCACCAAACCCGTCACCTCCCAGGAGGTCGATAGCCTGATCACCAGTTACTCGCTCGCGCCGGATAAGGCCAGTTTCGATAAACTGGAGACCATCCGAAATGGCATGTGGCGTCAGATTTCGACCGAGCAGAAGGCGGCGCTGAAGTTGGCGTCCGACACCGCCAAGACCAGAGTAACCGCATGACCCTGATCGAGCTAAAACGCCTCCAGTCGCTCGAGCGCGAGGTCCGACTGATGCGCAAGGACTTCGCCGCTGCGATCAATGCCAAGGTGCAGAACGCGCTCATGGCGGCTACCATCGCTCGGCTGATTGGCGAGAATGACAGGTTGCGGGAGCGAGCGGGGATGGCGAAGGTGGATGCGGTGGGGTGGTGGGGACGGTGCTCACGCGCGGGCTGACGCACGAATGAGACGTACCAAAATGACCGAACTGCAAAAGCTCGAAGCACGCGCCGAATACAAAGCGCGCAAGGCAATGCGGTCGATCGCCTTGCTCAACAAGAGTTGATCGCATGACGCGTCCCATCGAATCCAAACACCAGCGCCTTCTCGCCATCGAACGCGAACTCCGTCTCCTTCGCCAAGCCCTCCCCGACGCCGTCACCCTACGCGTAGCCAACGCACTGCTCACTGCCACGCTCGCCCGCGTCATTGGCGAAAACGACGCGCTGAGGCGAAACGTCGAGACGCTGCGGCACAGGCTTGCTAAATGAACCCCTACCCCGTCACAGCCGAACTTGCCGAGGCTGACCGATACGCCCGTAGCCACGCCCGCGATCCCGGTGCTCCGGCGCATGCCGTTCGCTGTAACGTCATTGTCGGCGAGAGTCGGTGCAAGAAAGGCGACGGGCATACGGATGAGTGTGAGTTTGCGCCATTACCGGTGGCCTAAGAATTGAAGCATTGCGCCCGTAACCGGACACGTGTACAGTAACGACATGGCCAAGACAAACGCAGAACGACAGGCTGCCAAGCGGGACCGCAAATTAGCGTCCGGCCTGGTGCGTAGAGAGATTTGGGTACGGCCTGACCTATGGGTCAAGGTCCAGCGCTACATTAAAAAATTGATGAACGCGCCGTGAAGACCGCCATCGCCATATCGCTCTGGTTCGTGTTGTGCATTGCGCTCGGGAAATGGCAGCGGGCGGCGCAGGCGGCGGGACACATGGAGGGAGATATGAAGAATGACAAGACCACTGTGATTTGGGACGGCCCCAAATACGCCAGGCGAGCGATATTCTGGGCATGGGTATTCGCTATTATCTGCGCGCTCATTGCGGGGTTTCTCGTCGGGACGGCGCGGGCGGCGGCCTTCGATGACCGGCCAGTTATGCACGTGATTGGGACGCTTGCTGCTCCGGGCGCATTATCACTGAGTCAGGGAGAACGTCGTGAGTGAAAAGACCATAGGGGAAATCGTATCCGAAGTCGTTGACGGATTACGCGCAGAGCGAGACGCGGCGCTTGCCCATTCGAGTCTGTTGACCACAGAGATTGCGCGTCTAGAGCGGCAGCTGATCGAGGAGCAGGACCGCAGCGACGGTTTCGAGCAATGGTTGCACCGATATGATGGCGACCTCATGTTCGGTCAGATAGCCGCTATAAACGGCCAGGGCCCATGTGAAAGGTGCGTCGGGCATTCCGTTTCAGGGCCGGTCACTGAAACCGCTGGCAGGGCCTTCCAGGAAGCCACGTCAGATGCTTCACTGACCACCTAACTCAGGAAATCAGCATGGACGATGAGTATGATGGCGGCTATTGGGCGGGCAGAGAATCGCGCGACGAGGAGGTGCGAGAACTGGAGATAGAGCGGGATGCCCTTAAGGCCGAGAATGAGCGCCTGCGCAAGATTGCCGCCAAGTATGAACTGCTGGCCGCTGACGGCGACCGGTGCGCGGAACTTGTTGCGACTGCCTATGACGAGTGGGACACGGATATTCCGTGGTTCCGGCAGCTTGACTGCGCCGTGGCCGAATGCCAGCAGGGAGAGAAGGATGTGTGACTATCAGGGCTATGAGTTCGGGGCGCGCTATCCAGATTCGATCTGCTACGAAGGCCGGTTGCTGGACGCTGACAATTGCGACAGCGAGGGGAATCTATACGACCAGGACGAAGATATCCCGTGCCCAATGTGCCGTCGTGCCGACGCCGTGAAGTGGCACGCTGGCCGCTTCAACAATGGAACGCACAAAGAGCGCATGAAGTCCGCTCGCGCCTTAGTGGCTGACATCATCAACAATCGAAAGACCGGGAGATTCCCGCTGTGAGTGGCGCAATACGATATGTGACGCACTGCACCGGCTTGCTGGTGGTGCATCCAGATGCCCGTAAGACGTACAACGAAAATTGGAAGGACGTGGTGCTTGTCTCAGATTATGACCGGATGAAAGCGGCTCTGAGTGAATTGCACGCTACCGTCAAAGGCGAATGCCCGTCACTGCTGAACGAGGACAGTGGCGGATGTGCGCGCCTTGCACTGGAAATCGAAGCGCTGCTGGGGATGAGCCATGACTAGCCATACCTCAAAGAGCCAAAGGCAGTGGGTTGTAGAACTGCGTCGAGTTGCGGAGCCGCGATTCTTTCCTGCGGATGTGACATCCAATCTACTGCTAGGCGCGGCCGATGAGATTGAGCGCACCGAGGATATCCAAGATTCCACGGTTACATGCCAAGAGAGCCTGAATCACCCTGTGGAGCAGGTTTGGTTCCGGGCTGGATTGCTGGCCTGTCGCGAGTACATGGCTCGCTTCGTGGAATCCGAGTCGCCCACGATTGCCGCCTCGATACGGGCTAACTGGTGGCCGGATCTGGGCAAGGACTACGGGCCGCCACGCAGGATCGCGTTTGGCGAACTGACTGAAGGCGAATACGGTTCCGCTGAATTCCGATGCCTCGGCAAAGCCGAAATATCGCCAACGCTGGAAGCCCTGCCAATTGCCGAGCAGTTTCTTCTGCGAGGCGCTCCCGAGACAGGAGTGAAGTTTGCCAATGTCTCTTGCTCCCAGTGTGGTCGCGAATTCGGCCCCGGCGATCATGGCTATTCACGATGCCAGGACCATCCCAAGTGAAGCATGTCGTGCAATTTAGCGGTGGCGTGGGGTCTTGGGCAGCCGGGAAACTGGTCGCGCAGCGGTATGGCACTACGGATATGGTGCTGCTGTTCGCGGACGTGATGAACGAAGATCCTGACCTATATCGGTTCCTTGAGGATGCCTCAGCAAATATCGGCGCGCCGCTCACCAGAATCAGCGATGGGCGCACGCCCATGCAGGTCATGACCGATGAGAAATTCATCGGGAATTCTCGGAAGGATCCATGTAGCAAGATCCTGAAGCGCCAACTTCTGGACCGCTGGTGCAAGGATAATTGCGACCCCGCAGATACCATCCGTTATATCGGCATCGATTGGACAGAGGTTAACCGCCTGACCACCTTCCGCGCTCGCATCGCCCCGTGGCGCGTCGAGGGGCCATTATGTGAGCCACCGTATATGAGCAAGCAGGATGCCTTCGCATGGCTGGACCGGGAAGGGGTCAAGGTGCCGCGACTATACGAGCTGGGGTTCACGCACAACAACTGCGGCGGTGCCTGCATAAAGGGCGGCCAGGGCGCCTGGGCAAACGTCCTGCTGCACTTCCCCGAGCGTTATGATGAGTGGGAGCAATGGGAAGCCGGAATGCGCCTGAAGGTCGGCAATCACTCGATTTTGCGAGACCGCACCAAAAAGCGCTCCACGCCGCTGACGCTCAAAGATTTCAGAATCAGGGTCGAGGGCCGGAAGCCAATCGACAAAACAGAACAGGGAGGCTGCGGCTGTGCGCTGTAGCTTCAGGATCAATCAAGCAAAGCCATGAACGGATTTAACATCATGGTTCTGTGTCCGGCATGCAAAGGCAGAGGCCAGCTAATGGCCAAGGTCAATTACCGCAACCGCTGCGTCAACGAGCTGCGCAACTGCCCGATCTGCGACGGCAGAAAGAAGATTAGCAGCGATCAGGACGCGGCTTATGCTCGAAAGTACGCAGTCAATCAAGGAGTAAAGCCATGAGCACAGATTGGCTGAAAGTCGCTCGCACGGGGCCGCTGACGGCGACCGGTGCGCGGAATTGGTCGCTACCGCCTATGACGAGTGGGATACGGACATTCCGTGGTTCCGGCAGCTTGACTGCGCCGTGGCCGAATGCCAGCAAAGGGAGAAGCATGGACAAGGGTGAATTGTGGTCGTTTCTGCGCTCCACGCTCTCACAGGGCGGCGATATCTGGATTGATCACCAGACCAAGGGGTATGAGCAGTACTCGGCTCGCTTGGACGCTGCCGCGCGTGAGCGGGCCGATACACTAGTCGCACTAATGAGGCCGATTTGCCAGAAGTGCACAGGATCAGGACTCGCCCAAGACGGCACGCCGTGTGTCCACTGCTCAGGACCGAAGCATCCACGCGGCGAAGTGCATGAACGCGTGTGCTGGTCCTGTCAGGCCATTTATACGGGCGCGCTGGCAGCCGATGGCAAATGCCCGAATTGCAGGCCGAAATGTGCCTGTGTTGATGATCCGTTGCGCGGCGACGCAGATTGTCCCGTACATGGCCGCTAAATGACCATCGCCGCCCTATTTGTCGATCCGTCAGGCGTCTACGCTTGGCGCAACCAAGTTGTGACGTGGGGATCCAGCGATGACGCGCGCGGTTACATCGGCCCACATCCAGTGGTAGCTCATCCTCCGTGCCAGCGATGGGGCCGCTTCTGGCATGGGAGTACCAGGCGCCCACATCGATATCGGCTTGGAGACGATGGTGGCTGCTTTGCCACCGCGTTGACCCATGTGCGCAATTACGGCGGTGTTCTGGAGCACTGCGCCGATAGCCATGCCTGGGCTTGGTTCGGGCTCAATGCGCCCTCACGCGACGGCGGATGGATTCAGGCTGACGCCTTTGGCGGCCATACCTGTTACGTCGAGCAAGGCTTCTACGGCCACTTCAGCCGCAAAGGGACATGGCTGTATGCCTGCAAAACGGCGCTCCCCGAACTGCGCTGGGGCCGCGGTGCACAGCGGCTGCACCCGGTCGCCCTGGCCAAGTACGGCTATGAGAAGGCGCGGCGCATCGGAATGATGGCCATGGTCGGCGGCAAGGATAAGACGAAGATCCGCGACGCTACACCACCAGAATTCGCGGAGCTGCTGCTGTCGATTGCGCGCTCTGCCTTACAAGTCAATGAACAGAAATAGGCCACAGCATTCCGCAGGTCAGCTTCCGCCCTTCGTCGGGTTGGCGCTCGGGTCCCTGCGTGCGCGCTGGATCGGTTCTGCTGGCAGGCCAGAACTGGCTAATACGTCTGCCGCTTTGAAGTGTCACTTTTACGGTCTCAAACTCACCACTCAGCGCAGGGCCGAAGTCATGAGAGGATGCGGTCGTTGTATGTTTCGCCTGTTCTTCGTGCTAGCTGCCGTTTGCATTTCAATCTGCGTGGCGGAGGGGTTTGTGATGCTTATTTTCGTTCAGTCGTATCCGTGGGGGCGCCAAGACACATGGGCACTGCTGATGCTCATGGGCTTTGCGGGCATCGCATGGTTCGGCGTGATAGCTGAATTTAGAGGCAGGTTAACCGTGAGTGGCAAGCATGAGTAGCGAGAGGACTATGAGCGATAATACGGTGTTCGTGCAGTGTATCGGAGAGAACGGCCCTATGACGCCAGAGGACTGCGCGAAGTGGCTTGACGCGAAGTATGCCAGGCATGGCGAGTTGGAGGATAAGCGCGTTGATGCCGCCAGATACCTCTGGCTGAATGCGGACGGCGATCGCTGCGCACAGGTGGTCGCGGACGCCTATTCCGACTGGGACACCGATGTCCATTGGGAGGAGCATTTCGACGCGGCAGTCACTGAGGCTATGCGACGTGCTTCTTCAAATGATCGGTGCGTCAACTGTGGGGTAAAGCGCTCCCTGCATAGCGCTGGCGGCGTAGGGTCTTGTGGCGTCTGGGCAGGGCCAAGCTAACCACCTAACTCAAAAGTAAAGCCATGACCGATATTGAACTTATTAATTGGCTGCTGACAGACGCCGACCGCTGTGCTTCGGTGGTGGCTACGGCTGTTTGGTACGGGATCTGATTGGCAGTGCCGGCGGCGATGTTGGTGGCGATGCCGACCGTTACAGCAGATGCAGCCGTACCCGTGCAATTGGTAGTGCTCGTGAAGATGCACAGCTGGCCTACGGTGCCGGGCCCGATGCCAGACCCACTGCCGCCGCCGGGCACATAGGCCAGACCGCCGGGATTGGCCTGCCCAAGCGCCATAGTCGGCAACAGCAACGCGAATATTAACCAGAGACGCAATTTCATTTGATAGTCCTAAGTGAATCGAGGACCGCGGATATAGGCGGTGAGGGCGAGTCAGAGGTGGCTATGGTGCCCGAGGCGCCCACAGGTGGCGTCCCCTTCTGCACAATCACCGTGCCGCCATAGGCTTCTTGCGTTAGGGCATAAAACATATCCGGCGACACCTCGCGCGAGAGTACATTCGACGGATGGCCGAGCCAGAGATTCCTAGCTGACTGGCGTGCCCATGCGGAGCAGATGTCGGAATTTTTGGCGGGACGGTTACCGCCTAAAATATAGTTTTCGATCGCGGCGAAATCATAGGCGAGATGCGCGTCTGCTCCAGCCCACAGAAACTTCAGCCATTTGGCCTTTTGTTCTGAAGTGACCGGAATTACTACCAGGGCAGATGCCTTGACTTTGCGAAAATTAGGTGGCCTATGGGCGACACCGGGAGCGATTGACTGCGGGAAACCAGAAACCCCCCATCCCTCTGGCGCGGAATAGATCCAGCCCTCGTAACTATCGATAGAACTGCCATCGTCGAGAATTGGGCGCACGTGGGACCATCCCCCAATAGGCAACCCAAAACGCCCGATGAGCAATGACGTCCAGCCATAGCCTAATTCAAAGAGAAATCGGATTACGGCGTCTTTTGGCGCGGATTCAGTCACGCAGGACTGCCTTGCGATCCCAGCAACTGTACTGCCCGCGCATGCAGTTCCGGATTCGACACATTCAGTTGAGACAACGTCGGAGGCGTCGCTTGTCCGCGCAGAATCTCCAATAGATTCTGCCCGGTGGCCTCGATCCCACCGTCTTTCTTGATGACTTCGCAGATCTGCAGGAAAGCCCAGTCGGCGCCAGCGACGGCGCCGAGGATCTGGATCAGGACCAGTATAGCCGCTGCGGTCACGCAGCAGGCGCCTGTGCAGCAGCTAACGTCGCATCCCAACTATCGATCTGGGTCGATACGACAGTTTGGAGGGCTGCGCCTTCAGCAACCAGGAGCGATGGCGCCAGATTCTGCAGCGTGCCGAGCAGAATGATCGATGAGCCTGGGTACTTCAGCGCCCATTGCGCCGGGTCTGTGCCCATGTTGGCAACGAATGCCTTAACGGCTGCGAGTGCCGCGCGCGCGGTCGGAATAGCGGCAATTTCAGCGGGATTCAGAGTGCTCATTTGGGGATCTCCGGTGGAGTTACAGTAGGGGTCGAGGTGACAGATGTGCCGGTCGGGCTCACCTTCAAAGAAACGTCAGTCGGTGGCGAGGAAGAAGATGGGCCTGCTATGGAAACGTCCCCAGGTTGAGAAGGTCGATGGCGAGCGAAGAAGTACGCAACAGCGGCCATCGCCATGCTGGCGACAGAGCCCAAAATCGAGGTAACGATAGTCATGGCCTGCTGATCGATGTCCATCCGCTTCAGCAGCAGCAGAATTAGAACCGCGAAGACTCCGACAACAAGAATCAGCGCGATCCATATTTGTGCCCAGGCGACGAGTCGGCTGGTATCTGTGTTCACGCATCCACTCCCGTCAGTAAGATTTGCCCGATTCTCACATATCTGGCCTTGACATTCTGGTTTTCTACGGTGCATTCAATTTGCGAGCGCGGCCAGTCTTTGGCGCGAACAGCCGCGATCAGCATGGGATAGCCGTTCTCAAGGCCTGAATCTCCCTGATTCATGGCGATCTCGAGCAGTGCAGAGCGACGCACGTCATCCGTCCCGTTGTACCAGTCGGTCAGCAGCAAGGGCGCTTCGCATTCGGTCAGTTGCAGCGCGAGAATCTTCTGGCCGAGCCACTTGCTGACTTGGCGCACTCGAAATCCGTACGCGACAGTGGGCTGGCCGATGCACTGGATAGGCTCCCCCGTTGCATCATCATAGACATCCGCCTTGAAACCCTCGATATTGTCGCGAATGATCCGCGCGGCAGTGATATCGGCGGCGGCGCTCATCGAATATCCTGCCGTCGAATACGCTGCAGCCCACCGACACGCATGATCTCATCAATTTCAATATCATGGGTACGGATATCGTCACGGTGTGCGCTGATGTCGACAGTATTTCGGTTAATGGCGCCGTCCGTTATGCCGCGCCATACTTCATGGGCATCAAGCCGTGCTTCCATCTTGACCGTCACGATTTTCATCGTCATGTAAGCGCCTAGCCATCCACCGCCCAGCCCCACGACGAGCGAGACTGCGATCTGGATAAGCTGGATGGAAGTGGAGTTCATAAATGTGCCTGCGCAATATCTAGGGCGCGAATAATCGAGGCGTCAGGGACGTGCAATAACGGCTTCGTGTCCGCCGTGGTAGATTTGCGCGCGTTATTCCAGCGGGTCATCAGGCGCGAGACTAGGGCCTCGTGGTCTACGCGGCCACCGGAGGCGCGGGGTGTTGCGTCTGCATCGCGTGGCTGAGTCTCCGATATTCCATACCCGGCAACAGGCGCCCAAGCATTCACGTCTGGAGCCAAATTATTTAATACGGGAACGCCGTTCTGAAGATACTTTCCGAGGACTCCTTGACTGCGTAGCGCGCGCCCCGCTGAGTTCACTCCCCCGATGCTGACGGCGGCTTTTGTCCCGGCTTTCAGCACGTCACCAGACGCCAAAATCTCCAGCCCAGTGAGCGCTGGCAGCGAGCGTTCCGCAGTCCCGCTGTTTCCAAGATTGTCAGGAATCACCTGTTTCGCGGCGCGAGCCAAGTCCACCAGGCTCTGGTCCCCGCGGCCGTACAGAACCTGGTTTCGACCGCCATAGGCTTTCTGGCCCATTTGATTCAGCAATGACGGGACGCTGATGTTGCCGCTCGCTTTGTCGGTAGCGCCCTCGATCTGCTTCATCGCACGGAATTGACGCTGGGCCTGAAGCATGTCGGCCGCGTCCTGTGGCGAGGCGTAGCGGTTTACGACGTTGTGTACCGACTCCATAAGGTCATGTGCGACTGGCTGATACGTCGGATTCTGGGCCAGTGTCTTAAGATTCGACTGCAATTTCTGAACGAACGTGCCGTCCAGATAGCCTCCATTCTGAGCGGCATTCGACAGAATATCGTTGATGTTTGTCGTTATCGGACCAGCGTCGCTGTCGGGCATCATCCGCGGCAAGTCACGCTGTATGGATTGCAGATCCCCAGCGAAAGCGGTGTCAAATTGCGGGCGCGTTCGGCTCATAACGCCGTTCATGACCGCACCGATTCTATCGTCAGTGTCTCCCATCACCTTCGGTGTGGCCGCCGTCACCGTCGGATCATTGACACCCATGCGTCGCATTGCCGCCTTGCTGAACGCCTGTTGTTGGGTGCCAGCAAATTCAGTCGCATCATCGCTCGTCATGGCGGACGCGCGCTCTATGGACTGCGCAGCCTTGGACTTAGTGGCCTGGGCAACGCTGACCGGGATGCCTTCGGACCGAAGCAGGTCCACTGCGCCCTGACGTTCTCCAGCTCCGCCGAAGCCGCCGAGAACGCCGCCAACCAGTTTCCCTCCAGCGGCGCCCAGTGCGCCGCCAACGGCGCCGGCACCGACATTCTGCATCCGAGAATCACCGGTCGCCACAGGCTGCATAGCGCCCGTCAGAGCCCCTTCGGCAGCCGTTCCGACTATTCCGGCGCCGGGCATCGCCAGCATGGGTGCGGCCTGTCCAATGATGTCGCCGACGCGCCCTGACGTGGTGGCCATGAGGGGCTTGTCTCGCTCGTGAGCCTCGTCGACGTTTTTCTGTATTTCGGCCATTTTATCGTCAGAGACCAAGCCAGCCGCGTGCCCAAGGGATGCCCCAAGCTGATAAGTGCCGCGGCCCAAGTCGACCATTCCCTTGCCAATGCCAGCGGCCAACCTGTCGGGAGTCGACATGCCTTCGGTAGGATCAGACCCCGGCGCTGCGGCGGAGGCCGATTCTCCGCCGCCTCCGGAATCAAACGGCGTTGCGGTCGCCGGATCGAACGCTGGCGCAGCGTTGAGCGGCTGTGCGGTGGTGGGATCGAATGGCATTATTTCCACATCCCATTGCCGACGTACGTGGCCACGTTGCCGTGCGCGTCCTTGTACTTCTGCCCAGGAGAGAAACCGCCTTTGTCAGCAGGCGCTGCTGTGGGCACGCCAGCGACCGGCTTTGCCAAAGTTGTACCGGCCGGCGCGGCCGTCGACAATGACTGTTCAAGAGGATGCTTTCCGCTCCAATAACTGTCGAACAAAGTCGGGTCACGCTGCTGCGCAAGATACGCCGGGATAGCGGCCTGCCTGTGTGCCTGGTACTGACCATCCTGAATCTGATAATTCATCAGGGATGCGATCGCATCCTTTGGCATCTGCGCTGACGCTGATATCTTGTTCATGATCAGATTACTTTCCATCTGACCCAAACGTATTTCCGCGCCATTGTCGCGCAAGCTCTTAAGCTGCGTGTTCAGCGAGTTCGAGCCTAGAGTCTTTTCCAGCATTGCCCGCGCACTTGGGTTTTGATCAACCCAATTGGCAAATTGAGAGCCCGTCATGTTGCCAAGAACAGTCTGGACGGCCGCCATCGTATCTGTGCCGGGCCCGGTCTTGGCGTTCGGCAGTTCACTAAGAACACGCTTGGCTTGAATGATAGAACGCTGAGTGTCCTGCAGATGAGATGCATCATCACGAAGTGCTATATCCGCTTTACCGTAGGCATCCGCGACCGGCTTTTCCTCGTCAGTCACGATGTGAGTTGGATCAGAGAGCCATGCGGGTTTCTGTGGCGCGTCATTGAAGTTTGCGGAGGCTTGTGGGGGTGCGGACCTTGGCGTAGTTCCGGCCACAGGCTGTGCGCCTGGTGCAGCGCTGCCAACCGCAGGTAATGGAGCGCCATGTTGAGCCGCAAAATCACGCAGCGGTGTCGTTGCAACAGCGCCAGTACTGACCGGACTCGCCTCTTGGATCTGCAGCCCTGCGCGCTGTGCAGGATTCAGCGTCTGAACCTGCGTACCGATCGCCGGCTGATCTGTGCGCGAATTGAACATGTTGCCGCCGCGGTCCTCGTTCTTATCCCCAGTCCATTGGAAATTCGCATTGTACTTCGCCAATGCGGCGGCTTTGGTGACTGGGTCCGTGGTCGGGTCGACATAGATATCGTGCAATTGATCGGCGTGCTGCTGGGCAGAATTCTGATTGGCCGATGTCTGCGCCGTCACCCGTTGGGCGATTTGCCGCTGCATCTGTTGCACCGGAACGTCTGATTTCAGCGCTATCGCGGCCCCGGCTGCCGTCTGCATGTCCGCAGCCTCTTGGGGCAGAATCGGCGGCACGTAATTCTTCGTGCGATAATATTGGTCCAAGTTCTGAGCGGCTGCAGCGCCCTGATCGGATGGTTGCGCGCCCGACACGGGATTCGACACGGCCACCGGTGCGGTTGCCCCAGGTGTCAGCCACTTCTTGGCCGCAGCGTTCTGCATCGCCTGCATCTGGTTCTGGAGAACATCCCCCTGCGTGAGCGCCTGCGTCTGCTGATTCTTAGCCTGGGTCGTCTGTGTGTCCATGTACGAATTCGCACCGGCGCCCAAGCCAGCCGCGAGCGCAACGCCCAAGGATCGGGTCTTGTCGGTGCCCATCGCACTGATGGCGGACAGCAAGGGCACCCAGTTCTGCGCCTTCCCCAGTTCGCTCCCTTTGACTTTGTCCCACAGGGACTGCTTCTGGTCATCCGTGCTCGTGCCGGAGGACATTGGCAAACTATCCAGCGGAGATGCGGCCACGCCGCTTGATGTCGGTGCCGCAGCCATCACGGCATCTGCCAGACCGCCATCAGGGGCCTCGCCAGTGTCGCCAGCCTGCAGGTTGTCCGGATCATCCGGCGCCCCGCCCGTATCGTACCCACGCCGCGCTGCGACCCCGCCTCGAGCGAGCGCCGAGTTGCTGAACATGCTGCTGCCGAGCGTCCCAGCGTTGTTCGGGTCACCCATGTACGAGAGGGTCTGCAGGCCGGTTTTCTGCTTCACCAGCGGACCGGGCTTCGCCAGCGAGTACTGATTGGCGTCGTTCGGAATGGACAGGTCATTGCCCTGGTCGTAGGGCGTCCCGCCGCCGATATCGCGCTTGATTCGACCGCCGCGCTTGGCCAACAGCACGGCCGCACCCACGTCTGCGGCTGCGTATTCGGCCGCCAGGGCCGCGGCGGCATCAGCCGCACCCGTGACTGCAGCATCCCCGGCCGCGCCCGCTGCGGCGCTTCCAGCGGCAGTTGCAGCGGCATCCGTGGCGGCAGGAGCGGCGGCGCTGGTCGCCCCGGCAGCCGCAGTCGTATCCGCTCCAGCGGCCGGCGCCGCCTCCCACGCTCCAGCGGCCGGCTGCTCAGTCGCCACAGCCGAAGGATCGGCAAAGGTCGTCGCTCCGCTTGCTTGCGGACCCGCGGCGCTCGGCGCAGCGGCCCCATTGCCAGCCACCCCGCCCGTCGACGGCTTGGCGTACATCTTGTAGAGTTTGTTGGCATCGTTCACGAGCCCCATGCCCTGCTGTACCTGGCTTGCGCCATTGGGGGCCTGACCGGGCGAGCCCTGCGCCACAGCCAACTGATGCGATCCGCCGTTGCCCTGCGCGATCTCGCGCTGCCTATTTGGGCCGCCAATTCCCGCGTACATCTGTTGCTGGGCCGACAATACGTCATCCAAGCCGCCGCCCACCGCCCGCGCGCGCCGGATTGGCACCACGCCGCCAGAGTAGAAATGTCCTCGATTGGCCGCAGCCTCGGTCGCGCGACCATAGTCGACCATCTTGAAGCCGCCCGCGACGCCCACAGCGTCAGGGTGTTTCTTCTCGACGTTCTGCGCGATCAAGCCCACGCGCGTGCGCTCGTCGTCCCCCATTTTGTAGGAATAGATCGGCTGGCCGTCGAAGGTCTCACCGATTTTGCGAATGTCGCGCTTCAAGCGGCGGTCGGAGAAGAAGCCGCCAGGCTGCTGGGTGGTGGTGGTGGAACCGGAGAGGGCGCCGGTTCCTTCAGCCGTATTCGTGAGAAACTGCGACACCTGAAACGGATAACTCTGTTGCTGCAAAAATTGATTGTATTCAGCAGTATCCTGCGCTTGCTGCGTTTGCTGCTCTACCGTACCCGCAGCGATTTGTGCCTGCGCGCCGGTCAATGCGGCAGTCTGCTCACCTGATCCGAGAGTGCCCAATTCGCTCGCTGTGTTAGCTCCTTCCCCGTAAGCAGTTGAGCCAATCCCGGCCAGCGTTGATGCTCCCTGCAACCCAATGCCTTGCTCCGTCTGCGCAGCACCGAGCGCCGATTGATACCCAGTATTGGCGATACCAGCAATTACATTGGAGTTCGCTAGGTCCTCCTGTTGCTGAAGATTCGCTGCAGCAATCCCTGTACGATCTGAACCGAACGCGCCGGAGGTAATCGCGTTCCCCAATTGACCGGCCTGAGCCTGTTGGTTGCTCTGGTTTTGCAGGGCTTCGGTGCTACCAAGTACATCTCCAAGATACGGCGAGAGAAAATTGTTTACGTCGCTTCCATTCAGAGACGATGAGTTTGCGGCCAGTCCGGTGGCCGCCTGATTGATTGGATTCGTGGCCGCTTGCGTGTCGGAGAGCGCCCCAATCCCTGCGGCATAGTAGGGCTGCGCTTCAGTCGCTGCGGCGTTAGTGCCTGTGATGCCGGAGGACTGTTCAGAATTTACTGGCGCGACGAATTCTCCGCCATATTGCTGGAATGGCGTTTGTGCCGCAGTTTCAGCAGTTTGATTCACCGACTGGTACTGCGCCAGGACGGCCGGTGGCACCGACAAATTCTGAGTCGACGTAGCTGTCTTTCCGCCCACTATACGGCACTCCCGTACAATAGTTTGTTGCTCTTTGCGGCATTTTCGGTGTTTCGACGAGCTGTACATGCGGCCATCGCAGCACGCCGCTCCGGCGTCCAGCCGGCCTTCATCTTTGCGCACGTTTCCGGAGATTGTTTTCTGCCAACGTTTACAAGTCTATTGGCCTCTGCTTCCGCTGGCGTCATTTTGCGACGAACGCGCTTTGCCATTGACCGAGCGCCAACAAGTGCTTGTTTTGCACGTCTCTCCGGTGTCCATGATTTCCTCATCCGATCAATGGTCTCTGGCGGAAGTGTCTTCCCTTTCATAGCCCCAGCGTGCGCTGCGAGCAATTCTCTAACGTGGAGTGGCATCTTCTTGCCTTTATTTCCATGCGGCCCATCTTTTTTCATTGTATTGCGCTTTCTTGGGCCAACAAATGGGGCGCGCGGCGATTTTCTTGGACGAGCGAGATGTCTCATCGCCTCAGCGTGTTTAACCCTCCGTTCTGGAGTCCATGACCGCAGACAAGCTTCCACCCTTGAGACCTGAAGGGCGGAAAATCTGTTAGGATCCTCGGCCTTCATACGTGCCCACATTTCTTTAGAGCTTTTTGAACGCATCGCGCGAAGGGTTGCAGCCGAATCCGGATCGGACAATATTTTGGCAAATCTTTTCTGAGCTGCGATGCTCATTTTAATACGGGTTTCTTCAGTCGTTGGCTTCCTCTTTGCCTGTCTGTTACGAGTAGCTTTTAAAATTTGCTCAGGAGTCTGTGGCGCTCGCACGCTCTGCGCGGCTCTCATCTTGGCGCGAGTTTCTTCAGACGCTTTGGTTCCCAATCTTAGCTGCCGCATCTTCTCTCTGGTTTCTTGAGGAGGGTTACGGACGCCGTCGCCACCATCTGTTCTATTGACGAGTTTGGCTCCAGCAAACCTCCAGAATGAAATTAAGTCCATTTCTAGATCATAGGAGTCATCATCTGTTAACCCCGCGGCGATAATTTTTACTTCAATAGCCAACCCAAGGTTGTGCAGTTTTTTCTCTATGGCTCGATGGTGCAAATTGCGATTGCCCTTATCTCCCATTTTGTAGGCGCGCCCAGCGGTTCCCTTACCAACGTAAAATGGTTGATCGGTATCCGGTCGCCAATGTTCGTACACGTAAAACCGCGCAACAGGGATGCCGGTCTTATGCGGCGTGTGCGGCCCAAGAGTATCCTGCCCCTCATTCATGCAGAGATACTCTTGGCATCGCCTGTTTTTCCGCCGTATAAGAAATATACCCCGGCTGGTTCTCCGAACGCGCGCGTGTACAAAGAAATTTTTGCGCGAGTTTGCAAAGAACTGAACACTCCCATGATTAATTTTAGATTTAGGGCGTCTGCCACAGACTTACTGAACTCGCACAATTTGTTTGCCCGGCCACCTTTTGCGCTTCGGTATTCCGGCCTCACGAAACAAACTTTTTCTTCTAGACACATTTCCGGTGAGTAGAACAACGTGCCAATATTCAGCACCACCATTCCCTCAATCTCGCCGCCACCGCGCTTACCGATGCACCCAACCAATCCGCTATGCCGATTCAAACACGGCCACACCGTGCGCAGCAGCAGTTCCTGGCTCGCATTCACCAATCCATTTTCCTGCGCGGCGGCTATCGCAAGCGCCATCACCTCGTGCACATCGTCTGGCGTTCCGAGTCGAAGTTGCAGGCCGTCGTAGATGCTTAGGGAAAGGCTCACATCAATCCTTCTTCGGTGGCGCGAGGCCCTTCAACGTGTGAATCAACTCTTTCCTGACGCGAAGTACAAACGCATCGAGCACGCGATGCCCCATGTCGATATCCCCGTTCCCAACCGCGCGCACTTGTTCCGGACTCAACACGTGTTCACCTCCCGCAGCCACGATTGGCACGCCGGAGGATGCGCCGCCGTGGGCTTTGCCGCGGCGCTTGACCAATTTTTCCAGCGCTATACGAACTCCTGGGTGGAGGGGTAATTTAGCTTCCGCATCCTCTGGCTTAATCCATACAGCAGAATCATGCTCCCCATTGATTTTTGGAGCAAATTTATCTGAATGAGCAATGAAAGTCGTAAAACTTACGTTTCCGCTGTCAGAATGCATGAACGGCGACAGCCCCCCTTCATGCGTGTGGCCCGCTTCCTCTTCAGTCTCCCGCCTGGCGGCCTGTTCGGGCGTCTCGCCCTTCTCGATGCCTCCAGCCGGGAGCGCCCATTCGCCTTGGTGATCCTTGCCGGTTCGGCGCAGCAACAAAACCTCTTTCTCAGGGCTGACGAAGAGGATGCCGGCCGCCTTGTGATGCGGCGCGCGGCCGCCAGCGGCTCGAGGTGCCGGCGAGCCATAAGGGCCCCCGGTCTGCCCGTAAGGGCTGCCTGACTGGCCGTACGGCTCGCCACCGAAGGTGCGGCGCAGGACCTTGAAGCCGGCGATGGTGTTGCCTTCCCCGCCTGCTGAAACACAATCCGCCGGAATTACGTAACTTCCTGATTCAACAGTAATTGGGAGGTGATCGGTTCGCCCCGCAACTGAACTGTGGATCGGGCCGACGTGCAGCGGGACGCCCTTGGTGGTGGATGTCGTGGTGAACCCCCCATCGTCCCGATGCTTGCGGGCGACGTTCAGGGCGGCGGCTATGGCTTGCGCGCGACTATGCCCCGCATCTTCCATTTCAGAAATGTTGTGCCCAATCTCCTTTTTTCCTTTGAGTAGCGGCATCGCTAAGACCAACAGACCGTGACTGACTGCCCAGTTCCGGGCACGACTAGAATACCAGTGTCGGTGGCTTGATTCACCACATAGGGCTGCCCATCCGTCTTCGCCGCCTCCGGAATCACCCACAGAGGGGCCAATGTGATGCCTAGCTGATTGGCATCATAGAGCATCCCTGTGGTGCTTCCAGCGACGATAATGCTGACTGATGCCACGCGTCCCGGTGTCGTTTTGACAACCGTTGGGACAGTAATGCCTTCCTTGGTCGAAATGCCATTGACCTGACGATACGCCGTCGTCGCGCCATTGAGCGCCAGCACGACGTTCTTCAGCGTCGTGAGAATGTCGGAGGGCGATACGTTGGAGTCTGGGGTATTGGCGGCCATCAGAATTTGCCATCCTGCGCAAAGCGATATCGCAGTGCGCCGATTCGCCAAAATGACCCAAGGTCACTGCTGCTGATGCGAACTGCCACCAATCGCCCACGCAGTCGAGTGTTGAAAAACGTGGTGGCCTGAGTGACCGGATAGGGACCGAAGACCTGCGGGGTGTCGCCCGCGTAGTCGACCACCATGAAAGTGATCATTACCGTGGCTGTCTTAGGTTGTGAAAATTGACCCCACTTCATGTCCGGCCAGATCAAATCAATGAATGTCTTAAAGTCCCCTTCCGCTAGCGTGTAATACCCAGTCTGGAAAAACGGCAGCATCGCCACGCCATCCGCATCGTTCGAGGTCTCGTGCTGGTAGAGGTACAGGCTGACCGGATCCGCCCCAATCGGCGGTCCTAGTACCGACTGATCAACCCAGGCTGTGCGCCCCAAAGTCCCGTAGTCCCACACGTTCAGATACACGTTGTATTTGACGTACGAATCAACTTCGCCAGTTCCGCCAGTGATAGACGGGTAGTACCAAGTCACTTCGCCAAAGCGCGTATTGACCGCCACGCGAATCTTGTACAGGTTGTTCTGATCCAGGTTCTGGAAGATCACGTCCCACACCGGGCATTCGATAGGTTGCACGCCATTGCTGCTTAGCGAGTAGAACTGCGCGTAGCTCATCCAATATCCGATGCCATTCAGGAACGCGGCGGCTTTTCTGCCGATCAAGCCGCAGCCGGTCCCGATTTTATTGAACGAGTTCACGTACGGCGGTCCGATGTACGTCATGGACCACAGATCAATGTCAGTCCAAAAGAGCGCCTGCTGCGGACCTTGAACTCCCGCGACGATATATGACCCTGTCGGGATGCGATAGGAGCCAGCCTGGTTAGTTACCAATGCGATCCATTGAGTCGGATTATTGACATCGCACCAGTTGATCAACAGCGGATCTTGTACGCCAGTTGCGGTGGACCCCCACGCCACAATCTGCCGCTGCGGCATCGCGACGAATATGCCGTCATTGACAGGAGGGGCCTGTGGAATCACTACCGCGGTCGTCTGTAGAGGGTTCCAGATATAGATCGGCTGATAGGACAGCCCTGAAAATATCTCCGTCGATGTGGCGGGGCACGCAATCAGATCTTCGCCGAAGTTATCCAGCGTCCAGTCCGAGGCAGGGATGGGCGTCGCACTCGGTGGCGTTAGCGCTACGCCGTTATAGACAAATATGGCCGTCCCATTGTTAAGCGTGACGGTAGCAGTCGCGGTAGCGGCCGTGTCACCCACAATCGTGAAGTGACTGGCGTCGATGATGGATTGAATGACGTAGTTGCCGAACAGCGTGACGCCGGCCACGAAGGTCGACACCAAAATTGGGAAACTGTCCCCCAATGCGTAGGGATTGTCGGTCAGATCGACTTCTACGACATTGGAGCCTGCCGTTGTCGTGAACGTCGGAAGCGCTGGGCCGGCAGCGCTCGTAGCCGCAAGGAGGTTGCCTAAGATATCGCGCGCATAAACGGTGTACTGATTGGCCCCTGAGAATCCGTCTGGGTCGCACTCATACAGACCGAACAGCACAATGCCGCCGACAGCTATTTGAGTGACTATATAGACGCTGTTCAGATTGGTGATGCCGGTCGTAACTATATCGGTGATCAAAAGCGATGCGCTGCCGATAGTGGGCGTGATCGTTGGGGGCGTAAGAAAACTCTGCGCCTGCGTCGGCGTGATATTCTTCAGCGCGCCATTCGTGATGACCGCCAGTTCCGAGTACGCCTGACCGGCGATTATTTGAGTGCCGACTGCGAGATGCGCGTGTTCGTTCAGATCCTCCCATGCCCACAGGGCGCGGACGATGGCGGCCATGGGGGTTGGAAAATAGCGAGTCCAGCCGCCGAGTTTTGCGACCAGGGCACCAAGGATCGGATCTGGATACCAGCGTATTAATTGCGACTGTGAGACACCGCCATTCTCATTGAGGGCCGGAGTTTCGGTGGTATTAACGCCCGGCGCGAGCTTCAGCGCTGCATGTGGCATGGATCACCGCGTCGGAGTTGCAGAGACAGGAGTTGACATTGACGACCAAGCGCTTTCATTGAACTTGCGTCTATTCTCTTCGCTGATCGCTCCGAGACGCAATGCCTGGTACTGCTTCTCATACGATTGGCCCATATTCGGATCGTCACTCGTCGAACTAAATTGACGCTGAAACGCTGAGATATAAATCATGCTAGCCATCATCAGCATATCTGGCAAGAATTGCGAAATGAACGTGTACGACGTATCCGCTGTCCCGGTCACCGCAAACTTCGCCAGCGACGGCAGCCGAATCACCCCATACGCGCGTATCGGATACGCGTAGTTCGGCACTGGCCCCAGCAGTACGTTGAGAAACGAATTCGCGCCATCTCCGTAATTGTCGCCCACCATGGCGAAGTACTTCGGCGTGTTGGCGCTTGCTGCCCCTGCGTAGCAATTCTGAATGAACTCTTTGGAGACCGGTATCAGCGGCGTCGAGTTGACGACCTGCGATCCATTATTCTGCGTGACCTCCAGCGTCTCCAGCATGAAAAAGTCGTTGATCGGGATCGACAGAATGTTCGTACCAGCGGTCAGTGTGTAGGTATTTGAGCCTTTGGCCTGCAGAAAGTCGATGTCTCTGGCGATCCGTAGCTCGGCGTAGTTCAGGCACTGATTCAATATCGTCTGCAAAAATGGATCGACAAACCCGTACACACCGGCCGTCTCAACAGTCGTTGAAACTGCCATCACGCCCAGGTTCTGCACGTAGGCGTTATAGGAGAGTGGATTGGTTGCGGGGGTGCTTGGCATGTCAGTTCAGCGGGTATGTCAAAGAAGTAGAATCAACAAATCCGCTAAAACCAGAAAATGCACCGCTCATCGGGTATATCGTCACCGACGTGCTTGTTCCAATTTCAATTACTCCGCTTTGACCGGTGGCATAAGCGATGATCACCGGAATCTGCAAATAATTGGCCGCCGCTTCCAATGACGATGGCCATCCAGAAAATGTCATTAAGGAAGCGGTCGATGTGCACAATGCGGTAGACGTGATGCGAACCGTGGCAATCGTACCTTGCTTCGTATAGGTACCAGTCGCTGTGGCTGTGCCACTAGTACATCCTGCCGAAGCGGTTAGAGAAAACGTCCCAGTCGTCTGTCCACCCGTGCCGACTAAGCCGCCGTTGATGTAGAGGCCTGTGGCGTTGACTGTGCCCGCGCCCTCGGAACCACCGGTCGGTGAGCCAACTGTGACACCGCCATCAGCACCAATAGTCATGCGAGTTGCAGCACCACCACCACTTGCTGATGTTTGAAATACCAATGCTTGACCACTTGCTGAGTAGGCCGAAATATATGAATTATTTGCAGCTGAATATATGTTTAACAAATAACTCGTGGAAGCATCCAATACCTGTAAAGCGGTGCCCCCATAAAAATACCCAGCAACACCACTCCCTCCGTTCACTGTTAATGCTGTGCCGCTGCTTGGTGCTTCAATTGTCGTATTGCCCAAAGGCCCGACACAAATTCGCGATGCCGCGGCCGTATAATCATAGAGTCCCCAGGTCCCAGGAGATGCGCCATTGCAATACCCGGCAATCTCTCCGTACGAATGTCCGCTCGCCTGTTGATCATTTAAGTGGAAATTTTCTGCCCAGAAGCCGCTGGCCGGCGTGATGCCACCGCCGGTTGTGTCAGTCCATATCCACGTTCCAGTCATCGTTGGACTAATCGATTGCGAGAGAGGGGGCGCAGCATCAGAACGCATGAATGTCGTCAACGAACCATTGACTGCGCTGAGACCTACAGTGCCAGTCGGATTAGCTCCCGAACCAGAGCCGCCCGTGGAGTTGATTGTCTGATTTGGCCATGAGCCGCTGACGGTGACGTTTGTTCCTGCGACAATGGCTGGAGACGCTGTGCCGGTTCCACCAGCCGCGATCGGTACTGTCGTGATGCCTTCGATCTGGGTCGAACTGATCCACTGTGCAATCTGGCCGTTCGTCGGCGTACCAGAATTGCTGATGTTGCCACCTCCGGGCGGCGTGGAACAATTGGCAACGCCGGCCGCCGTGATCCCGGTTGCAAACTCCACACCAGGGCATTGGGCAGGAGACGTAGCCAATGCGGTAGCTGTGGCTGCATTGCCGCTGGTATTCTGATTAAGGGTCGGGATATCGCCAACGACTATGGCGCGCAGTCCGACCGGCCCCGCCGTACCGTCGGGAGTGGCTAGAAATTCATTTGCGGTCTGCGCGCCGGTCCAGGTGATCGCGCACGTCAGTACAGAGGTCCCAGAGCACCCTGTCGCCGTGAGGGGAGCAGGCACGGTTACTGCAACACTGGTGACAGTGCCAGGACCGACAATAGAGCAGTTCCCATTGATCAGCATGGCCACGGCGCCAGTGCATCCGGAACCAAGCCACAGATTTCCGACATTCACCGAGGTGGCTGCGCTATTGATCGGGCTCGCGCCAGTATTGAATTGAACGCCAGGCGCGGGCACGTAGTAGTTGAAACCAGCTGCCTGCCCAAACGCCGTCTGCCATGCCAGCAGTAATATCGCCCATCTCAGGAATTTCACAGAGGCACCCACTTTCCAATTGTCGTCGAGTACTTGAAGGTCTGGCTGTTATTCTGCGTCAGGTCAAGATCCTTCGGCAGCCGGAACTGATTCGCAGGCACTGAACCGGCATTGAGCGCATTCAGCGTCAGGGTGAACGCGCTCAGGTTCGTGATCGTGATGATCTGCCCATTGAAGCCAGCCTGAAGGCCGGTGATGTTGGCATTGGCGGTTGGCGTCAGTTCCGCGAACCCGATCAAGGCCCCCATCAGCCCGCCAATGGCGTAGTTGTCGTTCTCGCCAGCGGCCGGGACGCCCGCCGCGACGCCTACTGGGCCAATCGGCGCGATGTTGTTTGCCAGCAGGGCAAGTTGGGCGGTCGTGCAGCGCATCGACTTGGTGTTCGGGTCGATCGCCAGCTCCAGCCATTCCAGGCCTGTGAGGGCGATTCGGACGCCTAGCTGCAAGATACTTGACGTTGCCATTACGGAGCCACCAGCGGGATTGTGACGGAGCCCAGCGGCAATCCTACCAGAGCGGTCACGATCCGCGTGGTGGGCGTCAGGAGAGGGCCTGATGGCACCGGATCGACAGTCTGGTAAGTAAAGGCCATGGGCGTCACCACGCACACGCTGTAGAAGCCGTTGGCGCGCGGCATGCCAGCGGCGGAAATCTGAGCATCAGTCACCAGGCCATGCGCTTTGGAGCATGTCACGGCGATGACATTCGTACCGTTCGCGATGACCGACAGCAGCGACAGCGGGACGCCGAAGTGCTTCTGGACGCCCCCGTTGTACGGCATGATCGCGGCTTGCTCGAGGCCGTTGGGACTGCCAAGCGGCTGCGTGATGCGGTTCTCGCAGTCCTCGGTGATGCGAAGGTCGGTTGAGGGAATGGGAATGCCAGTGACCGGGTCGGTGCGGACTTCGGCTAGAGAGCGGTAGTCGGTTTCATCCTGCTCGAATTGCTCGACCGAAGGGAAATACACCGGAACGGGATCAGCCGGCAAATTTATACTGCGCAACTGTTCTTGTGGAACGTCGAGACAAGTTCGCGTACATACCAGCACGTAAATATTCTTCAACGTCGGTCCGCGCCATTCCATCTGAAATTGTAAATCGCTGCGGTTGTACCACATGCCACAACGAAAACAGACGCCAAACGCAGATGGATATTTCGCAGATGTCCGAGCGCGCCCTGATCTTGATGCGTATGCCATTATCGCCAGTATCCACTAACAACGGGGCTGATGTACGTGTTGGCCTGTTCTATATTCTGTCGACTCGCAATCCCCCACGCTTCGTCAGCCATGATCTTCAGCGCTGGGGCTTTCTCTGGTGCCCATATCTGCGCGAGGCGCATAGCCAGACCGAACGTGAACGCCTCGAGGAAATACACCGGGATTTCGACCTGCTGGCCGTTTGAAAGATTGGAGTCCTGCGTCTGACGCAATCGATAATATTTGAACGCCGCCTGCTGTCCATTAGGAGTCGGCCAGATCGTCACCGTTGGTGCTAACAATCGATCAAACCAGGCCACAGTTGGCGCGCCCTGTTGTTTTTTGTTTGGATAATTCGCGTACTCAGTACGGCTGATCGGCGTCATGATCCGATCAATTTCGGTCACGCCATTGCTGATCGTGTAATACATGTCCAGCATCACGATTGTGTTGCTCGGCACCGAGTACGTTGAGCAGCCTTGCACCAGCGGTATCACCTGGCGATCTACCTGCCAGAGATTGACGCCATCTGCGCTCCACCGACCCATCAGCAAATTGGACGCCATGCGCGCGTACTCGAAGTGCTGCTGTACCAATTCAGTGGGACGGATGCCAATCAGCCCATATGAATATAAAACCGCCTCACCCAGCGATGGCCCGAAGTTATAAGTCCCACTCGTATTCGGCGGATTAGGCGTGCTCACCCGATTCTCCAGCTCGTGCCATCAGCCCAAACGGGCACCGTATTGCCGGCGCCCCCCACCAGCACGCTATAAAACACCGTCGAGGTCGCATCCGTCACCATCGCATGTAGGCCAGCGGCAGGCGCCGGTAATGCTGCGGTCAGAATAGGCGTCGTGGTCGCGATCGATCCCGGTGGCCCAGGCGGACCCTGTGGCCCAGCAGTCGCGACCTGCACGACAGTGCAGCCAATCTCAGCGACTACGACTTCGCCTGGGCAACTCATTCGGCTTCCTTCAAGCGGCCGTCGAGGCGCTGGTGGAAGTAATCGTCGTTGTCGGCCAGCAGGGGTCGATGATCCTTGCGCGGCCGATTCGCGCCGATACCACGCATCATCATCGCGCCGTTATTGCCGCTCGCCGCGGCTTTGTATGTCACCAAAGGCATCACCCAGCCGCGGGTAGGAGTGGTCCCAGCGCTCACGGTGACGGCGGACGTGCCGCTGGTTTGAATCTGTTGAGCAGAGGCGGAGTCATTCGTGGAGAGGCTGTTATCTATCGTTGTGAATGTTCCGGGACCTCCTGTCGGCGGCCAGGTGATGCCAGTGGTCACCCCGTTTGCCACGTAGCACACGATGAGCAACTCATTGGCTTGTGCAAGGACGGATGTCGGCCCTACTGAAGGTGTCGTACTGGCTATGTTGTGGCCAACGGCGGCCTGATCTACCGGACTTGCGGCAAGTCCTGAGATTTCAACTGCAACCACCGAACCGAAGCTATTGCCTGTCGTTCCGGATGATGCGGTAGCCACAACGGTATGCGTGCCCGCGGTAACGCTGCTTGATCGATAGATGCCAGAGTCGTACGCGCTGGAAAGCTGAAATGCTTCATCCGCGGTATAGGAGACACCATCCGATACGCTGATGGCCGGGGCCGTACTGCCGAAATCCTCATGGTTGACACAAGAGATAATGGTATTTCCGGCAGTCACTCCGGACAGCACGCTTTGTGCGGTGAGGGATGAACCGTTGAAATGACCGACAGAGCCGACTTGGACAACAGCAATAGCGGCATGAGCAACGGCGCAAAATGCCAGGAGCAAAACTGCGAGCCGTACGAATAGTTTCATGATCACCCTCTTTTGCCTAAAAAGGATTTGCCGCAGCAAAGGCTAAAATCTGGGAGACTGTGAAGCCGTACTGCGTGCTGCCAACCACGTACCCTGGCTGCCAGAACATCGCCGCGGCACCGTTCCCATATGCAACCGTAAAGAGCTTGGCAAGTGTCACGCTGGGATCTACTCCTGGGTCCTCTCCCATAAGTTGGCTACCTGTTTCAACACGAGGCGCCCAAGGCATATTTGCAGTTTGATTTGTAGAACCAGATGCCAGCCCCAGATAAGCAAGCTGCCCGTAAGTGTACTCACTTTGCAGGATGAAAAGATCAGGGCCGCTGACAGCGATTTGTTTATTGCCGGCCGCCACATTCCGCGCGGCGGCAGCATTGATGCGCGTGTTTGTATCGCTTTGAGTCCCTGCCGCTCCTGCACCATAGTTGTCGGCATTGAGAATGGTGACATTCGGCAAAGCGGCAGAGACTTGATTCTGCAGGCTTGCCCAATTGGTATTGAAAGCGCTCTCAGTGAGAGTTGAATCAGACCCTCCGCCACTGGCCGGAATGCTCACCCCGTTCTCTTCGACAGGCGTAAACGAGAAGAAATTGGGGTCACTATTGTATGTCCATCCGCCCGTATTTCCCGCTCCGGACCACACATGAGAGGCCAGCGCTTGGGCAAAGGATACAATCTGATCCTCAACAGGCATACCCTGTATGGCGTTGCTACGCCAGAATGCGACAAGACTTGCTGGCGCACCCGCCGTTGACTGCCAGTATCCGTAGCCATACTGATTACTGTTGTACCCTGGCCCATATATCGAACCGCTCAGTATGTTCGGGGGCACCATTCCTGTTGGGTTTGAGTTGAAGTAATTGGTGGTATACAACACCAAAGAAAAGCCCTTTGTAGGGTAATTTACCGCGATATAATTGCGCACGGAATCAATCAGCGTGAAGTCATAAGTGCTAGCTCCGGTTTGCATCTGTGCCCATGCGATGTAAAGCTGATAGCCGGCAATAACAGATCCGCCGGTGAACGCCGCGTCAATCTGTGCCTCAATTTGAGTAAGCCCATAACCCCCTGTAATACCTACCATGCCAAGCCCCAAGATCCAATGCCCCGCAGGCGCTCGCACCGACCCGCCGCTGATCGTGTACACGCATGAGGCGATGGCGCTGATACCCCCGATCGGGAGGGCAGCTATCGCCGTGATTGTTTCATTGGAGGAAATAATTAGCGGTGCCGTGTACAGCGAACTCGCCGTCGTCGGCGTTCCGCCGTCGAGCCTGTAGTAGATAGCCGCGCCAGACGTAGCGGTCGAAAGCGTAACGGTCTGTGCGCCAATGTACGACCCGCAAGCAACAGAGGGAGTCGGAACTGCGGGGCCACCGAAGCTCAGAGTGGCAACAGGCGTGAGACTCGCGGCATTAGTAAGCGTCGCGAGCAACGCCAGAAGACCGCCGATTAGGACCCGCTTCATTTACTGGTACACCACGTCCACGATCACGGTGCTGGCCGTGATCGACGTGTTATCCGTAAGGCTGATCGCCCCTGACACGTAGTAACTGATGGCGGTGCTGTAGGCGACGCCGACGAAGATCGGCTCAACGAATCCCGCACCCGCCGTGTTGCCAGGGCACCCGTAGACCACCAATGCGCTGGTAGTGCCAATGCTGACGCTGCCGATCCCGAGGTTGTAGACGTGGATAAAGACCGGGGTTGCGGTGTCATTGAAACAATAGATCGCCGCGAGCACCCCCTTCGAGGTCTTGACTGCGTGCGCCGCAGGGGTTGCGGGGGCGATAAGATTGTCCTCGCTCGCCCCGTTGATGTTGAGCGTGACAGTGTTGAGCGACAGCGAAGCGCTGGCAATGCCAGTAACGAAGCTCAGTAGCGTTGCAGCGAACGCAAGACGTAGAAAAGTATTCATGGCTAATACCACCAGTTGGAGTTGTCAGAGTTAAAACACGCACCGTTTCCCGGGCCACTGAGCGTCGCGGGGGCCGCGCTACCTTGGATAGTTTGGGAACTGGTCGTCGCGATGGACACCGTATTGGAACTGCCTGCGGCGACCGTCACGCAGTAGGTATGCACTTCGCTCACGGCGGTCGGCAGGGTGATAGTCGTCGCCCCGCTCACTATCACGCTCGTGTTCGTCGCCGAGAGCAACGTCGCTGTAGAAACCGCTGTGAATTGCGTGCGCGAGCCATTGGTGGTTGTCGCGACCGACCCTGCGCTGGTCGTGGTGTCGCCGGTAAATGCCGGCATCTGCGTTGCGGTGAGTAGCGGTATATCGGCCGCGACGATGGTGCGTAAGCCTACTACGCCTGACGTTCCATTGGGCGTAGCCAGAAATTCATTGGCAGTCTCACCAGTCGTCCAAGTGATCGCGCATGTTCCGCTAACAGTGATCGTGCATCCCGTGGCTGTCAGCGGAGAAGGAACAGTCGTTGCGACGCTGGTGACGGTGCCGGCACCGGCAGGACTCGAACAGTTCGCCGCACCAGAAGCCGTGATGCCAGTTGCAAACTGACTACCAGAGCATTGCGACGGCGTAGCAGCAAAAGCCACCGCAGTGCCAGCCTGTCCGGTGGTGTTCTGATTCAGAGGATTCGGGACATCCGCAGCTACCAGCGCGCGCAGACCGATAGGGCCTGAACTGCCATTGGGAGTCGCCAACACCTCATTGGCTGGCTGCCCGAGAGTCCAAGAAATCGCGCACACCCCGACGGTTGTGATCGTGCACCCCGTCGCAGTCAATGGCGCGGGGACTGTAGTGCCAACGCTGGTGACACTGCCGCCGCCCGATATGTTGGCCTGAATGTAGGTCAATACTGCCGAGTACGGGCATTTGTTGGTGACGTTGGATTGATCACAGATCGTGTAATCACTGCCTTCGATAGCGGCTCCGTTGAGCAGCCCATTAATCTGCTGCGCTCCGGCATCCAAGGACGCAAGCAGCATCAGCAACGCGAAAAATAGTTTCTTCATATCAGCTTCTCTGACTGTTGTAGAGTGGATTGCCAGAATCGGATAGCAGCGGCGTTCCGTCATCTGCCAGCAATGGCACGAGTTCCCCAAGCATCGTCACCGCAGGTGAGACCGTTACAGATCCCATCAGCAACCGCGTGACGTAGCCCGTTGGACTGGTGAGCAGCAGGTCATAGACGCCGGTCCACCAGGTAAAGTTCTCGGTGTCATTGGCGTCAATGGTGAGCGTGATCGTGCCAGACGTGCCGCCAAGCACCAGGTCCATACTGGCATCGTACAAAATCGAAGTCGCCAGCGGAAACGCTCGAATCTGCATTGCTGCCGTGAACCCGGTCAAATTCACCGGCATCGGTTGCGCGCCGGCTGTTCCTTGACCGGAGCATGGTGACTGCGTCCACAGAAATACCCGCGTGAACGTAGTACCTTGGTTAACGGCCAGATTGTAGACACCCGCACTCACGGCGTGACCCCATCGGACACGCTGATAGAACCGCCAATGAAGCGCGACACGAGGCCTGCGGGACTGGTGAGCAGCAAATCATAGACGGCCTGCAGCCAGTCGAAGGATTCGGTGTCTGTGGCATCAATCGTTAGACCGATCGTGCCGCATGGTCCGCCAAGCGTCAGGTCCGCGCTGGCGTCATATAGAAGCGTGGTCGAGAGCGGGAAAGGCCGTATCTGCATGTTGGCTGTGTAGCCGGTGATGTCCACCGGCTTAGGCGGCGATCCGGCAACCCATGCGAATATCTTGGCGTAGGTCGCGCCTTGATCGATGCACAGGTTGTAGACGCCAGCGGCCACGGCACTCTACCGCGGCGCCGCGCTGTACTGGGACACCGTCATGGTCACCGAGCCTGAGCCGCTGTTGAGTAGCGTGCGTGCGTACAGGGGAGAGAAGAGCGCGTTGGTCTGGATGGACGCCGTCGCGCCCACTGCGGCCGCGTCGTTGGAATTGATCCAGTCCACAGCCGACGGAGCCACCGGATTCGTCGGGCTGTTCGGGTCATTAAGTGTGAACTGCACGGTATAATTCACCGTTCCCGTCGCATCGCATTGAATCAAGGAAGACGGGGATGCCCATTCGTCCAGGCGTACCCAAGGCGTCGAGCCAACCCCGTTCGTGCCCACGGTGATCGCGGCCGTTGCCAGCTGGTTCACCGTGATACTCGAGACCGACGCGTAGTCGAGTGCCGACTGAACGCTGGTGCCATTGGAGGTCACAGTCTCGGTCAGCAGTGACCCGTCGGCGCTCGCCCCATTGATGGTGAACTTCGTCGTCGAGTCAGCCGTGGTGATCAACACGCGCTGCGGGGTCGCCAGCACGGCCACGCCGGCCACCACCAACGTCCCGTTGATGGCGACATTACCGCCGTAGTTCACGGTCTGAGTGCCGGCCGCTGCTGGCCAGTAAGGAGGCGCGAAGGATGACCCAACGGCCGCAGTGTTCACCGTGATCGCGGTGCCACCGTAATTGCCTGAGACCTCGAACGCCGCGCCGGTCAGGCCTGTCGACAGCACGTAGTACTTACAGAATGGCATCAGCGGATACGGCAACTGCCCGGTCGTGGTGAAGTACACCAGCTGGCCTGCAACAAAGGTGTTGGTCGCCGCGATCGATGCTGACGAGTTGGTAAACGTCGCTGTCGCAGTTCCGCCAGCCGCTGCGGGCGTTTGGGTGGTGGCGATGTCATTGGCCGTGGAGGCCAAGGAGGGGCCGATTGATACAACGATAGGTCTCATACGTGCTCCAAAAATGAAAACGGGCCCTCTGCGGGCCCGTCGTCGTACTGCGGTGGGCCAGTGTCGCCCTGCCTCGTCAGATCAATCCTCGCCGAACCCGGCTTCGCCCTTCATCAGCGAGCGGCCCGGTGCATCCTTGCCTTTGCGAGCAGTCGTCCAGGGGTCCGCATCTGCCCCGGTGCGACCACCGCTCTTGCGCGGCTTGCGCCCCGCATGCATAGCGCCCTTCTCGCCCTCGATCTTACCGCCTTCCTTGCGCTCCGAGCGACCGCCGCGCTTGCGCTTGGCACGGCCGCCCTTCTTCATCTCTTCGGCCTCATGGTCGATTTCCTTGGCATCGGTGCGAGCCTCGGGCTTGTCCTTCAGATCCTCTTCGGCCTCGTTGGCGCCGCCAGTCTCTTTATGCTTGCGACCGCTCTTCATGATTCGTCTCCAGGCCTATCAGGAGGCCAAATTGATGTTCGGGACGTACTCAACCGAGAGCGTACCAACGCCCGACCCAGTTGATCCAGACAGTACGACAATCTGCACGTCCTGCGTGCCGACGTTGTCCCAGTTGGCGCTCTGCGTGGCACTTGTACCAGGGGTGACAATCACCTGTCCGAGCGTAGCGCCCGACACGGCGGCTGCCGTCGTGAATGCGGTGGCCGAGGCGCCAGTGCCGACCCCAAGCGTTGTGGTGCCGGTCCAAGCTGTGGTCACCATCAGCGTGATATGCAGAATCTGGCTCTGCGCTGGAATGACGATCGGGCAGGCGAACTGGCCAGCGGTGCCATCGTTCGTCGCCTGAGTGATCACGCACGACTGGACGGTGACGCTGTAACCCCTATTCGCAGTGCCAGCAGTGCCGCCAACGCCGGCTAGATTGCCACTACCGTCGCTGCGCTGCACGCCGCCAGCCAGTAACGGTCCCTGGAATGACGAGCCAGGATAGGGCGGACTGCCGTTGACCTGCGTGGTCTCATCCGTTTGGATGTCAGGCCAGGTCTGGCCGCTGGTGGGGGAGATGTAGGTGGTCATGAAGTCTTGCCCTCAGTCGGGACGAGCGTCAGGGTCGGGGCCGTTCGGACTTCGCCATTGTGCTTGCGCAGATATGCGGCGCCTTCAATCAGCACGTCCGGATTCTCCATGCTATGGCCGATCATGTAGTTGCAGCGGGAGCATAGCAGCCCACGGATCGCGCCGGTAGCGTGGTTGTGATCGACCGACAGCGCCTTCGGTCCATCGTATGTCTTCGGCTGGTACGTCTCGGCACCTTTGCAGATGGCGCAAACACCACCCTGTGCGGCCAGCATGACATTGTACGTTTCGAGCGTCAGGCCGTAGTAGCGCTTCAAGCCGAAACGGCGAGCCTGATTTCGTGGCATTTTGTACTTGGTTTTGCCTTCGATGGTCTGGATCTTGATAACCGGGAAGTCAGCTTCCTTCAGATTGTCAAATTTCAGGTTTGTCGAGTCTTCATCTTTAAACAGGATATTGCCTTTCGGCCATTCACCAGTCTGCATCAGCCACGCGACGCGCTGCGCCGGGACTTGCTGGCCAAAAAGACCGATGTATCGGTAGCTCTGCTCGTGGCCATACTTGTCGATGCGCGACTTGATGTTGCCAATTTCCATCCCCGCCTTGTAGCGCCGTGAGCGCGCCTGCTTCCAGGTGAAGACGCCACTCTGGGGATCGTAGGTCATCTGCTCGGCATACTGCGCAAAAGTCAGGGGCGAACGCTTGGTGTACATGTCGGAATCTCCTATTAAGAGATTCGCATTATACACATTATCTTCTTTAGCGCAAGCGTCCATTATCTTCGTTTCAGTTACAGATAACGCGGCTAAGTCGTTGGCAAATTGCCATATGCTGCGCGCCAATTGAAATAATTGAAAGAGTATCTTTGATACATTTTCACAAGCAAATTGTCCGTCACGAAGTCAACCTGCATGTCCGTCTCGAACGGGACGCGGTCCATGTAGGCGAGTCCTGCGACGTTGGTGAGCATGAACCAGGCATACGAACTGGTGAGGTAATCCATCACCATGTAGCCCTCGGGCACGCCGCCAGCGGTTGAGAGGATCGCGTTCACGTCGTTGTCTGCGCTGCCGGGGCGAAGCTCCGTCTTCGTCAGACGAATCGCAACCGGCTCCAACTGCGGTGGCACGATCAGCTTGCGGCCGCGCGCGAACATCTTCAGACCCGCCTGGTCCCGGAAGTTCGTGCGGATGTTGATCATTGTGTTCAGCAGCGTCGCTTCGTTCAAGTCAACCTGCGTGCTGGGCGTGTTGCCGATGGTCATACCGTCGATCGGGTGCGAGGCTGAGAACAGCGCGACGCCGTCACCACCGACTGCGGCGTTGTACGTGGTGCCCGTGTTGAGCACGTTCGCCGCGTACAACTCCTGCGTCTGGTGAGCCGACTCCATCAGGCCCAGATTGCTGGGATGAAACTGGGTCTTGTAGAGGTTGTCGTCGATGGCCTTGCGGGTGATTGCGTAACCCAAGCCGATCTCGACGTGCTCCTGGTTGTAGACGTAGCGCTCGCCGGCGTTGTTGTCGAATGCCGTCTGACCGCCTTCGGTCTTCAGCTGAGCGTACCCGAGGTAGCGCATTTCGGCCGTTCGCTCGAGGGCGAGCTTGGAGTTGAACTTGGTGAAGACCTTGTCATATTGTGACGGGATCTGTTCATATTTTCCGGTCACCCCG